GTTGGTAGCGGGGAAGCAATTAGCCGTCATATACGCCTCCCTTTTTGCAGTAATCAAATGACTACCTCTTTTCAGTATTGTGGTAAAATGCCTGAAGTTTTGCTCTTGCTTTTTTGGTTGCTTTTGATTTAAGATTTCTAATGTGCCTGATATTATATATAATTTTCTCTAATGCCTTAAGATATTTTCTGGTTAAAGGTTTTCGTTGTTTATAACACCAATCCCAAATGATATAAACATAGATCCTTTGTTTTGGTGTAAATTCTTTTTCATATTCTTTGATAAAGTTTACCAATAGAACAACATCATCTGCCTGCGGATGTTCTACGAGATCTTTAGAATGAATGCCTAAAGTTCTACACCAATAATTGGTTAAGTGATTTAATTCACTGTTGCTAAATTCTCTCATTTGAATAAATCACTGAACTTGTCAGAGCCATTACGCAGATCTTCTTCTGCCCAGATCTCAGCGACCTGACGCATGATCTCAGTGTCGTCCACATCTTCCCATTCAATTATCACTTTAGAATCAGCATCTACTAGTTCTTCACCTTTGTGAAATTTGGTTTGAATGTTGCGTAAAACAAATCCGTGACTGGGATTGTTGATCACATGACTCCAATTTTTATAGTTGCGATGTGGCAAATCCACATAGGTCCAATATTCCTTGCGGTCTTTGACGCCTAGAAAATAAATCTTGGTCATTGGCGTGCCATATTTCTTAGAAGTCCTGGCTTCTTGTTTGAGCACGATATAAGGTTGTTTAACAGCCATTTGGTTCTCCTTGGTTGCACATTTATTTATGTTACATGATTCAAAAGATATTTGCAATAGGCTAGACACTCAAACGAAAGCCCACATTGCGTGGGCTTTCTAACGGGGGTGCGGTAAATGGCAATAAACCGCAATAAAAGAGTGTGCAACCAAACCATCCAGGGTAAACTGGCCCCGCTATAATTATTTATTCCTCTGAATCTGCATCACGCACAATCTTGGGATAATTGTAGCCTTCTGGATTGGCTATGTAATGTCCTTTGGGTGTTTTTATGGCGCCACAGGTATCACACTTTTGAATTAACACTTTAGCATAGCCTGAATAGCCTCTTTTGTAGATCTTCCAATAGCAGTCTTTCTTGTCCTCTTGATAAGGACAGGGTTTGCTTTTGAATTTATCAATGTGTATGTAAGTGGGGGCTTCACCATCTTCACCAACATATCCCTGACCTGTGGTGCTGGAACCTCTGTGCTGTTCCCAATGCCAATCTGCTACTTCAGTGATTTTTTCAAGAAATAATTTTTGATCCATACAGTATTTAAAATATGGCTCTCTTTTGCCTGGTTAGATGTGATAGCCAGTGTCTATGTATAAAAAGGCCTATAAAAGGCCTTTTTCCAATCTTGGTGATTTTTTACTGTTATTTGTCAACAAATAGCATCAAGATAGTGCCAATTAAGCCCAAGATAGCAACAATTATTGACCCGCTGGTAGTTATGATGGTTTTTCTAAGACTCTTCTGTCCATCAAGCACATCTTTGCGTATTTCAATTAGACTGTCTTCTACTTTTTGTAAACGGTTATCCATTTGTTGATATCTCAACGCACACAGGTCAACATGAGCCTCTAGGCTTTCTTTTTCATGTTCTGTGGTATTGAATGACATTAGTCAGCAGTGGCAGTTAATGTAGCAGTGGCAGTAAGAGCGGCTCCAACATCACCAACTCGTGTCATCAATCTAACCACTTTCCAAGCAGAGCCATCATAGACACCCAAACAGGGCTGTCCAGCATCACCATCTGTGAGATATATTAGATCACCTGCCACTGGTGAACTAGTGCCTGTGGCTGTGCCCAAATCAGCAGTCACTGTCTGTGTCAATCTCAGCACACGATTCAGTGTGACTACTCCAGTGCTGGGTGTCATTGCTATGTTGCCACTGACTGTGTAATTATTAGGCAGATAAGTGGCTGCTATTTTGCCACTGCCATTCAATACCAAAACTCCCAATGCGGTGTTTTCACTGGCAATTAATTGATTCAATGCCACAACTGCGGCATAAAGATCAGCACGGGCTAGACTTGGATCATCATCCGCAGAGTCTAGATTAGTGGTATTGATTACTGTTCCTGTAGGAAATGTCATTTTGTTATCCTCTTGATATTTATTTGGGTCATCCTATAACCACCATATTACCATTCACTACCACTTGTCTTGGCAGCAGTTCAACTGCTACATCTACAATGCCATTTCTTGCCTGATTGTCTAGACCCACCAAGCGGAAAGTGGGTGTGTTAGATTTTGAAACTACCACAGGCACTAGGGCTGTGCTAGATGGTGTGTCAGTGACATAGACATCCATGTTATAGGCAGTAGTGGCTATGACACGAATATCCATGCTGACTATTTGACTGAATGGACTAGAGATAGGTAAAATTCTAGCAGATGCAGAGCCACCCAATGTGCTGGTATTGATGTTGGTCAAATTTATGGTATTGGTATCAGTGTTAGTGGTCACTGACATTCTTGCCAATTCACTGCCTGTGATCACAAAAGTCACATAGACATAACGACCATAGAACGCTGGCACATTGAGGTTGCCTTCAACGGCTCTATAAATGGTTTCTTCTCCTGCAAATTCACCAGTGTCACTGACAGTGATGTCAAAATAATTTGGTGTGCCTGTGAATTCTGTTTCCACAGATACAGTAAAATATTTTATTGCACCTAGATCAATCAATGGGGCAGTCCATTTTATTGGATCTCTTCGTGCTATCCAATCTTTGTAGTTGCCCCAAGAAGTTAGATCACCCCAACGGCTTCTGCCCAGAGCCTTGATTGTGCCAGAATTTTCATCTAATAGACCTGTTTGATAAAATATAAAACCAGTGATCACTTCAGCAGTGAATGTGCTGGTCAATGCGGCGGATGCTGACTGTGTTGGCATAGTTGGTCCTTAGAAAATTGTATCACCATTGGTTGGTGGTAATAGATATCTATTCAAACTGGTTCCACTAGGCGTAGATATTCCTGTGGGGAATCCTGAACCTGTGGCCATCTGTGCTAACACTATGTTACTACCACCATCATTTTGTAGGGCTTCATTGATATTGCGTTTATAGCCATTTTGGAATGTGTTGTAATCACTGACAGTTACCACACGATTTTTTTCTACATTGCCTGTGACAAAACCATCTGGTTGTGCCTGCCAACTGGTTCCAGAATCGCTGGCAAAGAAATCTGTGAGATACAGTCCTTTGGTAGATTCTACTCCTACATCTCTGATCACAAATATGAATTCACTCCAGCGTGACAGCGTGGTTGATCTCCAATCTGCATTACCAGTGCCAAAGTATGGATAAACATCTGTGGCAAATGTCACACTGGATGCAGAAGGATATTTGCCTGGACTTGGTCCATATCTTGATTGAAACAAGGTCCTGCCTGCGTAACCTGATACTTCATAGTAGGGATCAAACAGCACTGAATCTATAGGGCCTTTGACATTGATGGTGTAAAGCCCATCAGCGCCTTTGACCAAACTGGTTCTAGCCGCAAATGATTTTTCCCAAGCACCCAATCTCCAATATTTGGCAGTGCCACTGACAGTTGAAGCCTGTGCACCTAGGGTATCATAGACTCTGCGATATATGACTATGCCATCAAATGTGTCATTGGGCATTTGAAATTTTAACTTAAAGTATCTGTTGAGATTGTAAGTTACTGTGGTTGAATTATAAAATACATCACTGCTGTCTGCATTGGCAAATAGACTGTTGGGTGAGAATCCTGTGCTGGTTTTGGCACGCACCATGGTCTTATACCAATTGAATGCCACAGGAGTAGGCAGTGCAGGGAATGAAGTTCTTAGATCATTGACAGCATTCTCAGTGGTATCCTGTGTAAAGTTGAACAGAGTGTTCATTAGATTAGCATAGGTATAACCAGAATAAGTAGGTATCCTTGCACGGCATTCTAGACTGTTGGTGCATTCTGTGTCAACACCTGCGTTGGCATATCTAGCAGTTATGACCCAATCAAAATAATCATTGAGTTTGAAACCCTGTTCATTGATCACATGAACTATCTTTCCAGTGGCTATGTCTGGACTGCCACCAACATCCAAAGTAATGAATGAAGGATTAGTTCCAGGAACTATCTGTCTAAATCTAATTCTAAATCCACGGAATCTACTGTTGTTGGGTCTGCTGAATGTAAATGTGACTCTATTCAAAGTATAGTCAGCCACTATGCTGTCAATCTGTGGAATGATGTCAGCACCAGAAGCAAATGATCTATTTGGATCTTGATCCACAGTCAACAATGAAAAGTTTACTGGAATTGGTTCACTGCGTAGACTGCTTCTCACATTGAATCCTGCTGTGCTAGGTGTGCCCACTGTGCCTGCTACTACAAAATTAACTCCACCTAGACCATCAGTCTGCACATTGGATCTCACTGGACCCATTTGTGTTTCAGCGGCTGTGCCATCTTTGTAAAGCAATCTAACTATGAAATCATATTCATTGAATCCACTGCCTGGAACACCAAAGTCACTGGCTAGATCAAAATTTACAGTAACGCCTGGCTGATAGTTGGCCACTGAAGCAAACTGAAAATCTTCATAACTGTAATAGGTATCATCTTTGTATTTGAAATAGATACGCACACCTGAAATTAAGAAGTTTGGTGTGTTAGAATAGGTATTAGTATTTTGATTTATGGACACACGCAGTCTGCGTGGATTTGAATGACTGCCTGCAACCAATTTAGTGAATATGCCTATGTCTTGTATGCTGTCATCATATCTTGGTGCTGATTCAACCAATGACTGTGGCACTACCCAACCTTCTGCAACCTGTTGTGCTGAAGCAGTGGCAATGCCTGTGAGGCTGGGATTAAGTTGTGCGGCATTCTGTGGTAAGTTGACCTGTCCACTAAGCACAATAATACTGCCGCGGCCATCTGATGCAAATGCACGAACATAATATTCATACTGTCCAAATCCAGCAGTGAAGTTCCAAGGAATATCACCACCAGCACCTGGCACTGTGTCTAAATTGACTTCTGTCCAAGGTGATCTAGGATTGAATCTCCACCATAGTTTACTGTTGGCATAAAGACCATCTGCAGGCTGTGTGAATACAATGCTGAAATTATAAAGTCCATTGCCAGCGGCCACTGCACGGCTGGATTTCAATTTTAAAACTGCGGCAAATGGTGCTGGGGGTGGAGGAGGTATTGCTGGATCATTAACTGGAGGAACTGGGGTTGTGCCACCTGTGCCACCTGGTGGATTACCTCCACCTACGCCACCACCACCTGTGTTGTCAGGATTAGTGCCTCCAGGATTGGTCACTGTTGGAGCAAAGTCTTCTGGATATACTGCACGAGTTGGTGGCACTAGTCCAATCAAAGGATCATTGTTTGAACTAGGATAATAGATTGTAGAACCTTTGGGCACATAAACTGCCACTACTATGTCTTCTTCGCCTGCTCTAACATAGGGATAGATATCATCTGGATTACGCACACAGGCGATATCCACAGTCATGTTGTCATTGACTTTTAATGAAACCACACGCCAAGGATCTGTGCCAAAGTTTAGAACATTAGATTGAATCCTAATATTGTCACCTGGCTCTAGTTCTAGACCCTCTGAAGAGATAGTCAATGAACAGGTTTCTTGTCTGCGTGATTTATTGAACAGCAAACGAGCCATGTCTTTGGCCATTGCATAGTTGGTCAGCGTTGGGAATGTGGCATCCAGTTTGTTTTCTCTGCCACCATCACGATCTATGTAGATTTGACGCTCTTGTTCTGTTTCAGGATATATGACCTGTTGCACAGAGAACTTTTGATCTGGGTCTACATAACTCACTGAGACCACATTGTATTTGGCACCTTTGTCTATGCCTGTGTAGGTAACATTGCCCACGATATCGCAGACATTGCCCACATAACTGCTTTTGAGAAAAGGCTGTGCCACAGCAGTCATTAGAATAGTGGCCACACCTGATGTTATGTCTGTTTCATTACCAGCATCTTCAATACGCAGTTTATACTTGCCCTGCACATAGGGCATATAAGCACGAAAGCCCATTAACAGAGTTTTGATGTTGGCAAATAAAGTCTGTCCTGTGTCCAACACATAGTTACAGGTCAATATTGGTCCAGTGATATCACTATTGGTATTGAGATAGGTCACTGTTTGATTGCACTTACGGGCTGACTTCTTCCATGAATCCCAGTGAATGTCTTCATTTTTAAGACCTTTACCATATCTAGGATTGCGTAGATAGTCTAGAAGTATTTCTGCTGGGTTTGTGGAATAACGCACAGGATTGGTGTCATAGGCCTGTGTTTCTGTGCTGTCTACCAACAGTGAAGCCACACGCTTGCCTAGTAGACTGACCTGTGCCTGTGGAATGTTACCTGAGAATGGATTGTTGTCAGCATCTGCCTGTGTCTTGACCTCTTTCCATTCATAACGAGCAAACAATACTGCCAGTCCATTGAATACCATAGTGGATCTAAAACTAGGTGCTTCTGCAAAGATACCATTCTTTACTGAATTGCCTAATGGGCTTAGACTTGGGTTTGCAAAATACTGTCCAGGTGACCATTGCAGTCTAACACGACCAGCATATCTGTCTGTGGTAACATCTACTACCTGACCTGCGTTTAGATTAGCAGTTAGATTCACAGGCAGCATCCAATCGTCAATGAACACTTCACGGAGACCTTCTACCAGTCCTTCTGAAAACACATAGGCCACATAGAGATATCTGTTATTGGTTGAACCTGTTTCAGCAAACACCACTGTGCCGCCTACTTTTCTATAACCATAGACCAATGGCACTGAGATGTTTGAGCCCTGTGTTTGGACTAGAACACCCTGTTGTCTTTCTGCTTCTTGTCCTGCTGATGGCATATCTGTAACACCACCCAGCATACCCATAAATGGTTGTGTGACAAAATTGACCACACTTGAAACCACATTGACCACGGCCTTGACCACATTGGTCACTGCCTTGACCACACCTTTGACCACAGAACTTATAGCGTTGCCAACTTTCTTAAAGACCTTACTCATTGATCAACTCCTTGTTCATCCAAACACCAGGAGTAAATCCAAAGTGTTCATATAGTGTTTTAGTTCTTTCTGGATTGATACCAATGTCACCTGCTGTGATTGCCCTAGCACCAATCATCCTAGACCATTCTTCAAACTTAGATAACAGTGATCTAAAATTATCCATATTCTTATGGCTGTCTAAAAGATAGATGAATGCCACATTGCTGTCAATTATTGATTTGTTCCAAGGTGTTTCAGTGGCATAGCCTGCAATGAATCCAACTACACGACCGCCTTCATAGGCATTGAACCAGCAGTGATCATAATGTGATGCATAATGACGAATGGTTTCTATCACTGAATTGTCATCATATTCTTCTGCAATCCTTGGCACTGATTTAATGGCTTCATCTCTGTAGTATTGAAAACAGATGATAGTGGCATCAAACTCTTGAGGCTGCATTTTTCTTACGATCATGTTGACAAACCCTTTTGATTTCTATATAATACATTTATGGCTAGACCTAAATCAGATCCAATAACACGATTCTTTTCTAAAGTGCAAATCACAGATGATTGCTGGCTTTGGCAAGGCGGCGTAGATAATGACGGATATGGGCTTTTCCAATTAGATGGCAAGCAATGGCGAGCACATAGATATTCACAGCACATCCATAATGGCTTAGATAATTCTTTACCTATAGTCATGCACACCTGCGACAATCCTCGTTGTGTCAATCCCAAACATCTTGTAAATGGCACTATCCAAGAAAATAACTTAGACAAATTACGCAAAGGTAGACAGTATAAGAAATACATTTAAGCCCTGCCCCACCTGAATTCACTTTGCCCCACATAACCACTCTTGTTGAAACATTCATCTGATTTCACGCCCTGCAATAACCAGTTTGACCAATTGTTGGTTTTGCGTCCATTGGTCCTTTCAAAGTCAGCAAATAGACTAGAACAGTCTATGCTGATCTGGCAACTCTGTGCAGTTTCATTGATCGCATAATTGTAAATGATACCATCAAACATCAGTATAGGTGCTGCCGCTAGAGCCAATGGGCTTGTGCCTGCAGAACCAAAGTTAAGGAATGCCTTGTAGACACAGACACGCTTGCCTTCAATCTCATTGTTGATCAAATAACTTACATAGGAATTGCCTACGCCACTTAGGTAGATTGAGAACTTGCCAACCTTGACATCAAAGTCTTCAGTTAATGGGCTAAAGCCTATGAAATCACCCTGTGCTGTGTAGGTATTAACACCTGCATCTGGTGCAGTGGTAGAATCAAACTCTAGATCAAAACCACCACTGCATAGATACACAGGCAGATTCGCTCCCGTGTTGGTTTTAAGATGTAATTCTACGCAATCAACTGAGATAGTATGATCACGATAGTATTCATCTCTATTGGCTGTGTTTGCAAAATCTTTCATTTACCAAACTTCCCTCATTGATAGACTTATACTAGTTATGCCACCAATACCTGTGTCCCATTGTTGTTCTGGTTCATCTAATATGGCTTGGAATGGCACAGCCGTTATGGTCAACTGTGTGCTGGAAGGTATATTGGTCACTGAAGGACATGAGAAAAATAATGTAGCAATACCACTGCTGTTGGCTGTGCAAGGGCTTACACACATATAGACCTTAGAGTGGTTGTTGAATTTAAAGAAATCACCTGCGGCCAAAACATTCTTGTTGGCACCACAGTTGGTCAATGTCACTGAAGTTGAACCTCTAACACTGGATCCTGAAGTGATCACTGTGTTTGTGGTCTGTGCGCCACCTGCTGATGCGGCTGTGATTTTAGTATATGAAATCTTAGGCAGTATGATGTTAAATGAAAACTGTTGCCCCAGTGCTTGACCCAAATAGCCTGTGATTGATCCTGCCTGTAAAGGTGTTAGGTTTGAATATTTGACTTCAAATGCGTAATAACTGACACCAAAGTTGATCCTGCGTATCTTACCTGACAGGCTTTCTGAAGTCTGACCAGGTGTAATTATACGAAAGTTTACAGAGGATATCTCTGGTGATGAAGGAAAGTTAGTGGCTAAATCTGGCATTATACCATGCTCCTTTGTCCACGCTCTAGCATGGCGTCTGAAATAATTTGTGTGATCACACCCTTGCGACTTGACAGCAATTGATCAAAGCCCTGTGTGTCATTGGCCACTATGGTAAAGTTCACTGACACAGAACCACCGCTGCCTAATTGATTGTTTCTAGTGATTGAACCTGAATTATTTGGTGTAAACAATTCTGGACCTGCTTCACCAACTATGTAACTTTGATTGGCCATAACAGGACCACCTAGTTGGCGTCCTGAATACTGCTGACTACGAATCTGTGCCACCTGTGCCATACCTGATGCTACTGCGGCTGCGGCAGCAATTAGTCCAAAGGGCCATGGATAAGTGGCCAATGCTTTGGTAGCACCCATATAGGTGTTCATGATAGCATTGGCAATATTGAATGCTTTGGCTGCTTCAAAGGCTTTCTTGTTTTGTGCTCCCAGGGCGGAAAATATTGTAGCACCTTGCTGAATGGCAAATTGTGCTTTTTCTAATTCTGATTTCTTTTCAAATTCAATACGCTCTTGAACAATCTTACGCTGGCGTTCTTGTTGACCTACCTGTTGTAGAGTCTGTTGATCTTTTTCACTGAGTATCATGGCCATACCTGAACGCTCTGCCATCAATACCTGTTCAATCCTTTGCATTTCCAACTGCTGTAACTTGAGATTGAATTGGCGTGTGAGTTCTTCACGCTGACGCATATATTCAGTTTCAGATACCAGTTTGCGATCTAACATGGCCTGTAATGCTTCCATGTCACGATCATATTCTTTCTGTGAAGTAACACCACCTGCAAGACCACCACCTAGGGTTTTCTGTAGATTGATACCACGATTGATCTTTTCTAGTTCTGTTTGCTCTCTGGTATAGTCAGTGATGGCTTTCTGAATGTCTGCTTGATCTTTGACTACTTTGAGTTCTTGATGTGCCAGTGCAATTCTTTCACGCTGTTGATCTGTCAATGACATACCAACTTTTTCTAACTTTTCATTTTCTTCACGAATAGTTTTATTGATGTTGGCCTGGACTTCACCTAGGTTTAATCTATCACGCTCAAATTGCACTGCCTGTTCTAGTTTACCTATGGTATCTTCTAGGGCTTTGAGTGCTTTTTCTTGTTCTTGTGTTAGTTTGGCCACTTCTTCTGTGATGGCCTTGCGAGCAGTCTTTTCTGTTTCTAGTTCTTTTTTGGTCTTAGCGTTGATGTCACGAACCTTGGCATCCAAGTCATCAAAGGCATTGCCAACTTCATTGACCACAAATGCCGCACCTGCCAGAGCAGTGACAGCACCTACGATCTTTAGGATTGGATTCTTGCCCATCACAGCATTCAACATACCAGCGGCAGTTGTGGCTACCTTAAGGGCATTATACATACCTATGACTGCTGTGGTTATTGCTATGACACCTGCCACAATCTTGCCTGCTACAAATATGGCTGCCAATGCGGCAGCAACCTGCACAGTGGCTCTCAATGCTGGAATCACAGAATCAGCAATGACATTGCCTAGACCACCTGCGGAATCAATGCTTTCAATGATAGAATCTTTTAGTGCTATCATATAAGGCGCTAGTTGTGCCAGGGCCTTGTTTAAGGTGTCTCTGGCTATGAATGCCAATTCATCTATGGCATCGCCAGCCTGCTCTAGATTTCTAACTTCAATGTCACTGAGTGCCAAGCCCATTCGCTGTGCCTGTTCTGCTAGTCTGGCAGCATTGTCTGCTACTTCTAAAAGTCTTGGACCTTGTTTGCCTAGTAGGTCAATGGCCAAGGCAGCACGCTCTGCAGGATTTTGAACTTGACGCAGTGATTCTGTGATACGAGCCATCTGTTGATCAGCAGGCAGTCTAGATAATTCACGCACTGAAACATTTAATCTATCCAGGGCTTCTTTGGCAGGCCCTGTGCCTTTGATCAATGCTTCACCTAGATTGCCACGCAAGCGGAATAAGGCCTGATTCAACTCACCAGCATCAATGCCTGCCAGTTGTGCTGAACGCTGTAGATTCAGTAGACTTTTAGCACTGAGATCAAGAACTTTGCCTAGATCAGCCAATTCACCATATTGGTCTGTGACACCTTTGAAAGCAAATGCCACACCACCAGCGGCAGCAGTGATCCCTGCTAGGGCTTTGCCAGCGGCATTAGCAGTGGCACTGATACCATTAAGAGCACGCTCAAGGTTGTCAATGGCACGCTCTGGTTGACTGGTGTCTGCTGTTATTCTAATTTTTGGATCAGCCACTGCTTATCTCCTTTTTTCGCTCTGCTTCTTGATCTCTTTGTGTTCCCAACTGTAGAATGCCGCCCATGTTTGGAATTCATCCACAGTCATTTCAAATACCTGTTCTAATGTAAGACCCAGATCCTTGCCCAACCTGCAGGCGAACATGAGATCTGGATCTTTAATTAGTTTTTTTCTGCTGTCTCTGTATCTGGAGTATCATTGCTGAGTTCGTTGATCTCACCAACAATGCGAATGATCACAGCAGGGTCAACTTCATTCATAAGAATGATTTTGTCTGCAGATGAAAACATCTTGGTGCCATCTTCATTACGAGCCTTGACAATCAAACTCTCACATAATGCTTCAACCTGTTTGCCAGCAGATGCTAACTCAATGAGTTTGCTCTGTTCTTTAAGAGTAATAGTGGTCTTAAAGAATACTTTGGATTCCCATTCTGGAACATAAACACTTTGCATTTCTGCAGATAATTTTGTTCTAAAATGACTGGTTGCTCTTTCAATTACTTTGTTCATTTAATTTTTCCTTTAACAGAAGTTAGTGTTGGTCCTATGATGCCTCTTGGGGCTTGTCTTGATTTTACATAAGGTTTCTCAAGGTAGCCAGCATAATTGGTAGTGTTGGTAACTTCAAAGTTATCCTTTTGCATCTTGCTTTCCCAACTGCGACTGGCTAGGCCTGTGCGTTTGGGTGTAAACTTAGGTGCTTCTTCTACAATGGTGTCTGCTACTCGCTCCAAGAAGTCACGATAGTCTGATTTGACTTTTTCCATCGTATCAGCGATACCACTGACTTCTATCTTAAGATTCATTAATTATGCCCAGCCTAGTGATCCAGTGCCTTGGAATGAAATTGTTGCTTCAATCATGCCATCAAATGATCCTGTGATGGTATAACCTGTGACTACAACTTCACCACTCCAACTGGTGCCTGAACCTGTGGGGTATACTCTCAGTGTGACTACCTTATTGGTAGCACCTACTGTGCCTACTGTGGGATTAGCATCTTCTGCTGTGAAGTGATCTGGATCCCAATAGACATCTGCTGTGCCTGAGAATGTGGCCACGCCCTTGACATATTGTCTTGTTGCGTTGCCCATAACTGTTTTTTCAATGGTATCAGAAGTTGTTTCAATTGAATAACTGCGAACTTCTGCCACTGTCTGTGGTGTGCCAGTGTCATCATCTAACTGGATCACACCTGCGTTGCCTACATATGATGCCATAATCGTCTCCTATTAACCGTTGGTAGCGTATGCTAGAGCACCAGTTCCTTGGAAACTGATACTGGCTTCAATCATACCATCAACTGTGCCATTCATGGTATAACCTGTGATGATAACATCACCACTCATGATTTTGTCACTGGTGCCTGCTGTTTGACCTTCTGGATAAAGCACCAATGCCGCACCTGCATCACCAACAGAGCCAAAAATCTCTCCATCAATGTTGTTAGTGCCAGTGAAGTGTGCTGGATCCCAGTAAACATCTGCAGTTCCTGAAAAACTGCTGAGGCCTTTGACATATTGGCGAGTTGAATCACCCATTACTGTCTGCTCAATAGTATCTGAGGTCATCTCAATACTATAACTTCTTAGTTCTGCTACGGCTGCACCGTTTATTAAAAGGGCACCCGCATTGCCTACAAATGACGCCATAATTAGTCTCCTTTAAGTTCGTCTTTGCCAACCTCTTGTTCTGAGGATGTGTCCTCAACGGCGGGTTCAGCCTTTGCCGTGTTCTTTCTTGGTTTAAGTTTAGCAGAGGCTTCTGTGATCTCTGGCTCCCAACCATATTGTCTGTAAAAATCTACTTTGTCTGCTTCTACCAGTTGCGATTTGGCACTACCTGGTTTGATTACTTTGATATATTTCAACTCTGACCCCTTAGGTAATTGTATCTGACTTCAACTGTGATATTGACTTCTGCCAATGGAGGCATACGCTCAACGATTTCAATCTCTATGATCTGTGTGTCCATAACACCTTCTACTCTGAGATTTCTATAACGATCAGAATCCAATGCTTCTTCTATCTGTTCAATTAAATCATTGCGTTTGCGATCCAGTTCATTGCCACGAACATAGCCACGAATTGAAAATTCTATAGTTCCTGTTCTGCGTCCAATCTGTGTAGCACCCATGGTGACTGTTTGGCGCTGTTCTCTTTGAGCAGTGACCAATACAGCAGGGAATTGTGTGATGGCTATTTCTAACACATTAAAGGGTTCGCGAGTGACCAACACCAGTCTAGGATCTTCACATTCACTGAGCACCGTGACTATGTTGTCTGCGATCTGTTCTCTGAGATTCTGTGCCATTTTATCTTACCAATCTCAACGGATTAACTGATTTCTTTTCGCCTGATTCTACTGTGCCATCATCGTCTAGATCATACCTGACACCTTCTCTGAGAATCAGATCCATTTCATGTTCAAAACGGCCCTGATAATACTGCATCATCATTTGGAATTTGTCTGGCTCTGCACCTGAAAACTGTGTGAGTTTTGGTGCTATGTGATAGGCCAATGCGTGATATACTGTGGCCTGTGTGAATTGGGTTGCGTCTAACAATGTGGTATCTATGTCCACATTGGCAATTGAAGGATGTGCTTTTTGATAGGCCTGATACCAACGAACTTTGAGAACCCTGTTGATTTCTGTTTCACTTCGTGCTAGTTCAGCGTCCCAGTCTAAGACACCATATTCTTGTATTGTGGGTTCAACCTGCGTGAGGTCGTTTAGGGTTGCGTAGGCCATGTCAGAAGTCCTTCTTCCTTTAATTAGATACGAATGGAGTCCTACTCCATTGTTATAGATGTATTTAGTTCAGTCAAAAGAAAAGGCCCTTTTTAGGGGGCCGTTTCTAGTCTTTGATAATAGCGGAGAACTATATCACAACAACAAGAATGTCACGACTTGCTGTTAGTGTTATTTACCAGGAATTAAAATTGTCTGTGTTCTTTGTGATGAATATTCAGGAATTACAATCACTGGCTGACCATTGACCAAAACAGTCTGTGGTGTAAACTGACCTGGCTGTTGAGGTCTGCTATAGGTCAATGGTAGATCTGAACAGGTGCCTGTTCCCACGCACAGCATGGTAGAACAACCACTTAAAAAGAGACTGCTGACCATAACGCTGGCAGTCACAGCGGCCTTATCCCATCTACTTGAGCAACCACTCTTTGGAGTAGTAGATGTTCCCTTATGGACTAGGGGGTTGTTCATTGAGTATTCTCTTTGGATTCTACTTGATCTAATTGATCAAGCCAATACTGTAAATTGTTAAGTTCCTGTTGCCAATTGTCATGTGCTGTCTGCACTCGTGCTTCATAGTGAGCAATATTGGCTTGAATGCCTGAACTGCCTAATTGAGGTTTTGGATCTGGTTTCATTCTGCGGCCTCTAATTCATCTTCAAACCAAACAGACCAGTCTGACCATTTTTCTTCAACAATTTCATAATTTTTTATTGTGGCCTTATAACGGCGTTTCCATTTATTGCCATCAATGTAAGTTTCAAAAATGTATTTTTCTGAATCTTTTGGACATGTCCATTCATGATATCTAAATTCTGCCATTTTGCCATTTACCTTTGTTGTTGTCATAGTATTATTATACAGTTAATCTTTGGTCTTGTCAATTAATACTTTGCCAATTCCTGCCAACATACAAAGAGTGGCTTCTGGTTGATCTGTGTGCCAAAAATAGTTTTCAGAAACCAATTCATAGGCAAATTTCTGTGGATCAACCAAAATATATTCTAGTTTGGCTTCTACTAGTTCTTGTTTGGTTACTTGTAGTATGGGCATATAGTTATGATATGGCCAAAAGAAAAGGCTGTCAAGCAGCCTTTTCTCCAATCCAATTTAAGGATTATACTTGTGCATCTGTTAAGATTTTAACTGCTAATTCTGGGCGTAAGATACCTGCGCCAGCAACTGCTGTCAATACAACATCAGTTGAACGCTTGGCAGCGTTTCTTTGCTCTTCCATTGTGACACCACCACGTTGTGCAAGACCAAATGCCTGTGGAGCAAATACACAACCTAGACTGTCGCCATTGGCATCGACTGTGACGTTAGCGTGTTCTAGAATAGTGATACCAGCGATAGAACCTACGAAGTATTGATCAAGGATTCTATTACCAGCATTTGTGTTTGCTGTGTAAGCATTAGTTGCTGTTAGTGCTGCCTTCATGCCATATGCTTGTTTTGGATTAACAATAGCGTATAATGGGCCTGTGTATTTGTTTGAGCGGATTGTTGCTGCCGCTTGCATTAACATGTTCACAGTTAGGTCATTACCATCTTGAGCAATAGATTGAACCACGCTTGAGAACAAAGCAATAAGTTCTTTGTCAAGACCTTCTGCAAGTGCTTGACCTGCTTGATCACCTAATGCGCCAATTACTGATTCTTGTGCGGAATCACGCAAGAAGTCAGTGACTTCAGCAAACACTACATGTTCTTCTAAAGTGATAGTCTTAGAGTTTGTGTTAGTGTCAACGGCACTTGGTGCAACGCCTTCACCTGGCTTTGTAGAAGTAATACCTGCCCAGATTGGAACAGAAACTACTTTACCAGCGCCTACAGGATAATCAAATACTGTAGAAACTGCACGAGCGATTGAGTTCTCGTAGAGTGCATATTGACTCTGCACTAGGAGGTTCTGAAATAATTCAGAATTGATACTTGTGGTATTAGCCATGATTAAAAAATCTCCTTGTTGGGCTTAAATCTTCATGCCGTTGGCTCTTTGTGCCTCAGCATACATTTTCCTATGGTCTGGATTCTTCATGTCCAATTTAGAGATATCTATACGACCAGTGCCAGGTTGACTGCTGACATTGGTTTTAGTGTTGGTTGTTGATGGGGCTGCAGAGACGAAATGCGGATTGGAATCTAAGAATTCTCGCACTAGGTCATTAACACCCAGAGGTTCACCATTGTCTTGATAACGCACGGCACCTTTGACATCTACAACTTCTACTTCACCTTCACTGTTAAGGCGCACTTGGTTTGATAATAGGGCTTTGACCTGTTCCGCATTCACAGCACGATACTGAGCCGCGGCACTAAGCAAAGGCGTATTGACCTTATACTCCTTGATAATCTGATCTCTTTTTTGGATTTCTGAATCCCATTTGGCAGCCTTTTCACTTAGAGTTCGTTCAAACTCACCACGCTTTAATTGTTGCTCAGTCTGACGCTTTTCTGCTTCAGTTTTAAGAGCACGAAGTTCATCTGGATCACCCAGATCCTCATACTTTGACTGAAACTTCTTTTCTAATTGACTTTTAGTTCTAGCCAAAATAGCATTAACTTCTTCTTGCGTGAATGTCTTTGCTGCCTGTGCCTGATTTGCTGTGTCTTCAGCGGGATCAGTTCCCATGTCTGTTGCCAATGAATTGTCTGTCATTGTAGCATCGCCTCCTGCGAGTTGTTTATAAAAGTATTTATAGCACTTAACCTTAAATGCTGATAAATGTAGTTATCTTTGCTGATTTCTTCTAAGATCCAGACTGGCCTGCTAGTTTAGATCTCAATTCATTAAGTCTGCTTCTATCCTGTTGGATTAACACCTTGACTGGTGTTGCAAATTCTCCATAACCAGGATATGAAAACAACCATTCACATTCTTGATCATCACAGTTCAGTTCTTGCGCCATTGCTTCAACTACATTATCAGGCAAATCCACAATATACATTTTAGCCTGATACTTGCCTAATGGCTCTAGTCTATCACAGTCAGACCAATTCTCAATATGTATCAGCCCATTGAGATAGGCATGATAACTCCAAGGGCACTCAGAACGAATGCTCTTGAAGTATGAATACCAATCAACGCTTTGGTGGCTTTTTGCCTTTTCCACGACCTCTTCCCATTTTACGCTCCTCTGGTGTTTTAAATGTAGGATGAACTAGATTGGTGTGAGTCTTGGTAATGTATTGAACTATGTTCTGTGCCCACTTACGCAATCTTTCCCTATCCATCCTATTACGAGCCATGTTGTTTTCTACTTTGCCCAACATGGAATTACAACCTCTATGCAGAACTGATCTGATCAATCCAGTTTTATGATCGTGATCTAACACAGCATCATCTTGAATTGGCTCTGAACATAAAGCACAGAGATTGAACTGTAGACCCAATTGCTGGGATCTATATGTCTTGATCTCACTAGACTTTAGTTTCAATCTTCATCCTTGTGAACATAGCCCATTTCAGCATAGCGTAGGTGTTCTGCTTCAGTGCGGGCATAGAATTCTTCACCTGTTTCTGGATTGACCATAACATGAATGTCAAAGGGTGGCTGTGCTGGCACCAATGCTGGATTGACTTCTTCACGGATCATGTCAGCATCTTCACCCAATAACTCTAGTAGTTCATGATCAATAACCTGCAGGACTCTAGGATCAGTGGCTGCTTGACGTGCTTTGACCAAGCGATCAATCTCCATTGAAGTATCACGAATGTTGAATGATCCTGGATATTCAATTTCACCATCCCATACCTTGCCTTGATACTCTGCAAACAATTCCCAGATGTGTTCTTCTGCTAGTTCTAGGTTGTCTGCTTTTTCACTGAGTTTGGCATTCAATAACTGGAACTCCTGTTCCTGTGCAACACCACTCATACGAGCCGCTTCTGTGCTTCTAATAGAACCTGTGTTGGCCATTTTATCTATGGCTTCTGCAGTATGTTTCATGGCAGCATAGATTGAATTAGTATCTGTGCTCACTGACAATACAAATGGTTTTAGTCCTGGATCTAGATTGTCTTCCATCTGTATGATAGCACCTGCTCCTGCTGATGCTTCAGTGCCTGCAGTTTTAACCAATGCAGGATGTCCATTGATACGCACTGATTGTTCTACTTCTGAAGTCATGTTGTAGATAAACTTCTGTGCATCAGCAATGTCCGCAATATCACTAACACCTAGACCTCTAACAGGGCTTCTATGATTATAGGCCATAACAGCAGGGATCTTGCCTAAGCCGTTGACTTCTATCATTTGTTCAGTGACTTCTTTATTTTTATGATTGACCACTGTGGTTTTGATGTCTACTTCAGTCCACTCTTTTATGGTGGAGAATGAATCATTGGCTTCTTCAGCATACTTCAAATATTCTAATTTGTATCTGCCATTAGGCTCACGCTGCCAACGCCAATCCATAACTGCCAGGGGTGTCAATAGACTCACATAGGGTCTAGCACCCATTTGCTGTTCTTCACCTAGAGTGACTGCACCCATGTTAGGCTTGACTACCATGACCCATACCAAGCCAAACACTGAATTCC